GCACTTTATCGCTCTACCAAACTATCGCTACAGCCCCCATTTAAAGCCAGGCGGCGTGGCACTGTCCATGTAACTAATGAACTAATTTTTTTTTAATTTTATGAAATATGGTGTAGAAGCAGAAAAAGAACTAATGACTGAGCTTTGGTCAATGAATATCAAAGATGATCCACTAAACTTTGTGAAATTCGTCTTTGAGTGGGGCAAAGAAGGCACCCCCCTCGAAAACTTTACTGGCCCTCGTAAGTGGCAAGAAAAAATTTTGCGAGATATTGGAATACACATACAAAGAAATCAAAGCGTAGATTTACCAGAAATGTTCCGTCTAGCTGTAGCTAGTGGTCGTGGTATTGGAAAATCCGCTTTGGTGTCTTGGTTAATACTCTGGATGCTTTCGACACGCTTAGGATCAACCATAATCGTTACCGCAAACACCGAACAGCAATTACGCTCAAGAACATGGGCAGAATTAGGAAAATGGCTAACTTTAGCCATAAATTCACATTGGTTTAACAAAACTGCTACGACTATCAGACCAGCACAATGGTTTGAAGAAGCGTTAATTCGTGATTTAAAGATAGATACTGGCTATTACTACGCACAAGCGCAGCTTTGGAGTGAGGAAAACCCAGATGCGTTCGCTGGAATTCACTCAAGTTATGGAGTTTGTTTGATTATGGATGAAGCATCAGGTATCCCAGCACCGATTTACAGCGTTTCTGAGGGATTTTTCTCAGAACCGACAGCCGATAGGTATTGGTTCACGTTTTCTAACCCTAGAAGGAATACTGGCCCATTTTACGACTCTTTTCACAGCAAACGCTCGTACTGGAATCAAGAACAAATCGACTCACGCTCGGTCGAAGGCACAGATAAAGAGCTATTCCAACAAATGCTCGAACAATATGGCGAAGATTCAACAGTCGCACGAGTGGAAGTACTGGGCGAATTCCCTCGTGCTGACGATGACACAGTAATTCCAATGGAATTAATCAAAGCAGCCGTAGATCGTGACGTAGCTTTATCCGCAAGCGCACCGATTATCTGGGGATTAGACGTTGCTCGTTATGGTGGCGATAATTCTGCCCTCTGCGTGCGTCAGGGGAATACAGTCTTAGAATTAAAATCTTTTCAATCTATGGACTTGATGCAGTTATGTGGTGCGATTAAAAACAAATACGATGATTGCACCGCTTTAGAACGCCCACAAGAAATCTTGATTGATGTGATCGGTTTAGGTTCTGGCGTAGTCGATAGACTAGCCGAACAGAACTTGCCTGTGCGTGGCATCAATGTTGCCGAAGCGCCAGCTACGAAAAAAAATTATTTAAATCTGCGAGCTGAGTTGTGGTTTGGGATAAAAGATTGGTTGGCGCAGCGTGATTGCAGACTTCCTAATGATGATGAGCTTGTTTCTGAATTAGCTGCGCCTATCTACAAATATACCTCATCTGGAAAAATAAAACTTGAAAGCAAAGAAGAAATGCGAAAGCGTGGCATCAAATCACCAGACAAAGCCGATGCGCTCTCACTAACGATGGCAAGTTCGGCTGCTTCCTTTAGTGGCAGTATGTCGTTTATGGGGTATAATTTTAGGCAACCTTTAAAATCTAAAATTATACGCATAGGTTAATCAATGGAAAACGATAAAGCTAAAGAAGAAAATCAAGACGAAGTAATCGACACGCAAGAATTACAGAGCATCTTAAAATCCGAAATGGATGATGCCAAAGACTACATCGACCAAATCGGTGAGTCACGAGCAGAAGCTACAGAATATTATTTAGGCAACGAACCAGAAGGAAATAGTTCTCTCCAGTCAGAGTTTATTTCTACTGATGTTCGAGATTCTATTTTATTTATGTTGCCCTCAATCATGCGTACGTTTTTTGGCACGAAGAAAGTCGTTGAGTTTGTCCCGCGTAATGTTGAGGACATACCTTTTGCTGAACAACAAACCAGTTATGTAAATTATATTATTCAAGAAAAGAATCCTGGTTTTAAAATTCTCTACGATGCCTTTAAAGATGCCCTTGTCAGAAAGTCTGGTTTTGTCAAAGCGTTTTGGGATGACAGCATTTCTGCTGCTACCCACGAATACACCAACTTAACACCAGAAGCGTACATGGCTTTGGTTATGGATGCCGATGTGGAAATCGTCAAAGAGAAAGTTGAAATGCAAACCATGACGATGCTTGATCCTACGACTGGCGAAGAAGTTACACAAGAAACCCCTGCCAGTTACGATGTCACAATTAGACGAGTCAAGAAAAAAAATCAAGTTTGTATTGAATCTGTACCCCCAGAAGAAGTTTTGATTTCTCGTAATGCGAGAAATATTTATGAAGCACCTTATGTCGCACACCGCATGGTAAAAACTGTAAGCGATTTAGTAGCTATGGGGTATGACCGAGAAGAAATGGAACAATATGCAGGCACAGGTTCAAACTTGGATGCAGAAACCTTTGATGAAATAGAAGCTCGTAATCCTTACGATGACAATGTTTATGCTGATCGTGGTGGCTACGGCAACAAGAATGTTTTATACGTTGAGCATTATTTATTTTACGACTTAGATGGCGATGGCATAGACGAAAGAATTAGAGTTTGTACCGCAGGCGAAGGCATTAATGTTATTAATGTTGAACAATGGGATGATTTACCGATTGTGATGTTTTCGCCAGATCCAGAACCACATACTGCGATTGGCTCATGTCCAGCAGACTATGTAATTCCAATTCAAAGAGCGAAATCACAAATCATGCGTGATACTTTAGATTCTTTAGGTCATGCAATCTTTCCGAGAATGGGTGTCGTTGAAGGTCAAGTTAATATTGACGATGTTTTAAATACCGACATTGGACAACCAATTCGTATGCGTGCGCCTGGTATGGTGCAACCTTTCTCAGTTCCTTTTGTAGGTAAAGAAGCTTTTCCAGTTCTAGGTTACTTAGACGAAGCAAAAGAAAATCGTACTGGAGTTTCTAAAGCAAGTGCTGGACTCAATGCCGAAGCATTACAAAGCACCACGAAAGCTGCTGTGTCCGCTACCATGTCTGGAGCGCAAGGCAGAGTTGAATTGATTTGTCGTCATTTTGCTGAAGGCGGTATGAAAGAACTCTTTAGCTTAGTCAATAACTTGGTTATCAAACACCAAGAAGGACAAGATATGTTTAGACTGAATAACGAATTCGTACCTGTTGATCCTCGCTACTGGGATTCTGATAAAGATGTTACTGTCAATGTTGCAATCTCCAAAAACAGCGATGATGAACGCATGGCGGTTTTAAATAACTTAGCAGGTAAGCAAGAACAAATCTTACAACAGCTAGGCCCAAATAATCCTTTGGTTAATCTACAACAATACTCAAATACGCTTACCAAGATGATTGAAATGGCTGGTTTTAAAGATGCGCAAAGTTTCATAAACACTCAAGTACCGCCAATGCCGCCACAACCACAAGAACAAAAACCTGATCCTGCGGAATTACTGGCACAAGCGGAAATCCAAAAAGCACAAGTGCAAGCGCAAAAAGCTGTCATTGATGCCGAAACAGATCGTATGAAAATTATTATGGATGATGATAGACAGCGTGATGAAGCCGAAGCCGACATAAGATTGAAAGCTGCGGAACTAGCTGGCAAATATGGTGCGCAACTTGATATTGCAGAAATCAATGCGTTGATGGAACGTGACAGAGAAACTATCCGACAGATAGCGAAAACTCAATCACAGGGGTTGTTTAAGGATGACTTCAATTTCTCCAATTAAGTTATACCATTTAGAGTGTGTGGTTGGAGAACACGTTTATATCGGCACAGACATCAAAGCTCGTAGTTTTGAACAAGCAAAATCATTTATGCAATTTTTATTTAAGGATAAAATAAGCGAAGATACAGAAATATTTTTAATTAAAGAAACGACTTTACACTAATGGCTGAAAACATAGATCAATTAATGAAATCTTTGCAAAGTCCAGAACGACTTCAAACTTATTTAATGCAAAAATCTTTGAATGAACAAAACAAAGGTTTAAATTTATCTAACATGATGACTTTGTTAAATAATAAAGATGTGCCTTTTGTTGATAGAGTTTTAAATCCACAAGACTATCCAACGCCTAGTATTTTTGATAAAGAAAACAGGATGCAAACACACTTTATGATGGCTTCACCAGATAAAGAAGGTAATTGGTTTGCTTTTCCTTCTGTTTTTTTTGAAGATGGAAAATACAAAAAAATAGAAAACGAGGATGAAGCATTTGAATATGCTAAAAAAAATAAAAATATAATTTCTTTTGGCAAAGATAAACAAGCTGCTATAAATTTTTCAGCAAATTATAAGCCTGAAGAATTTAAAACATATTACAAAGGTTTATTATCGGTAGAATAATTATTATGAAAGATTCAAGATTAAAACGAGCTGGTGTATCTGGTTACAACAAACCGAAAAGAACACCAGGACATAAAACCAAATCACATATTGTGGTTGCCAAGCAAGGCGACAAAATCAAAACTATTAGGTTTGGACAACAAGGCGTGAAAACCGCAGGCAAACCGAAAGCAGGTGAATCAGCAAAACAGAAGGCTCGTAGAAAATCTTTCAAAGCCAGACACGCAAAAAATATTGCTAAAGGCAAAATGTCCGCAGCGTATTGGGCAAATAAGGTGAAGTGGTGAGAAAGTTTAAAAAAGTACCAAAGACCAAAGGTGGTGTGCCTAAGAAGTATGTAAAAGGCGCAAAGAATCCAAAGGCAAGGGAGAAAGAAATAAAAAGAACTGCTAAACTATACAAACAAGGTAAATTAACCCCAGCTATGATGAACAGAATATCTAAACAGAGAAGCAAAAGTGGCAGGAAGTAAGCAAGCGACTATAGATAAATACGCTAAGTCTAGTGGTATTTCCAAAGGCACTTTGTCAAAAGTTTATAAACGAGGTCTTGGTGCATATTATTCGTCAGGATCTCGACCAGGTGTATCTGCACATCAATGGGCAGCAGGCAGAGTACGATCTTTTGCTACAGGCAAGGGTGGTGCTAGAAAAGCCGATGCAGATTTACTTAGACCAAAAAATAAAAAAACGAGGAAAGCATAATGCCAGGTTATCATTTAAAAAGAAAAAAGAAAAAAAACACAAAACCCAAAACTAAAAAGAAATATTAAACATGAATAAAAAAATAAAAGCACCTAAAGGCTATCACTTTATGAAGTCTGGCAAGACTTATAAATTAATGAAGCATAAGGGTAAATTCAAACCACACAAAGGAGCTAGTCTAACTGCTGAGTTTGAAGTGCAAAAAACTCATGGTTAAAACAAGTGGACTTTGAGCAATATTATGTTGAAGCATCTCTATTATTAGCAAGTGTCTTAGGTGGACTTGCTCTCAAAGACTATTCTGTTTCTTTTATTAAAGGTCTTAAATTCAAACTAAACTCACAATTCAACGAAGGCGATAAAGTCTTACTCGATGGCGAACAAGCCATGATAATCAAGATTGGTATGGGTACAACTGTCTTTGGCGTATATTCAAAAGATGGCTATACTTGGCGTTACATTAGCAATACCAAGATAGAGAGTTTAAAATTGGAGAAGATAGTTGATAAAGATTTACACGCTGACTCAGCGCATGAGAAAGCTATGAAACTACAAAAAATATTAGAAGGTAAAGACGATGATTGATAAATTTTTTAAACCCATTAGTGATCTGATTGGTAAAGCCATACCTGACAAAAACAAACGTATGGAATTAGAAGCTAGTATTAAATCGCAAATGATTGATTTGCAAAAAGCACAAGCAGACATAAATTTAGAACAGGCTAAGCATCCCAGTCTTTTCGTTTCGGGAAGCCGCCCCGCAATCCTCTGGATTTGTGCATTATCGCTTTTTTACCAATTCTTCTTAGCTCCTATGTTGAACTGGATAGTAGTTGTATCAGGAACATCTATCCAACCACCAGTATTAAATACTGAAGGACTAATGACTTTGACTTTATCTTTACTTGGTCTTGGTGGTTTAAGAACTGCTGAAAAATGGAAAGGTGTAGCTCGTAACAATATGCGAGAAGAAAATGTTAAAGACGTACTAAAACCTTGATATGGTTTTTATGACAGAAATACCAGCAGTCTTATCCGATAAGAGCGTTAGGATATTTGAAGGCCCATTGGTTTATGCCAATGACTTTGCCGAAGCCGAGCGTAAAGCAAAACAAATGAACAAAGATTTAATAGTCGTAGGCGAATACTACATGGCTGAAAAAGTATTATTTGAAGATGAACTGGGAATTATATAAAAACTTCAAGCCAGAAGAATTTGCTTGTCAGCATTGTGGCAAGGAAGGGATTAAAGAAGAATTACTCAATAGACTGCAAGCTCTTAGAACTTTTTTAAATTTTTCTTTTGTAGTCAGTTCTGGTTATCGTTGTCCAGAACATCCTATTGAATCAAAAAAATCTAAGCCTGGTACACATACTACAGGTCTTGCAGTCGATATATTGTGTCGTGGCATAGAAGCATATAAAATTATAACTCATGCACAAGAATATGGTTTTACAGGTATTGGTGTTAATCAAAAAGGCAATAGTAGATTCATTCATTTGGATATTGCAGATCACTCAGAAGAAAGACCAAGACCTACTGTTTGGAGTTATTAATGGCAAAAGCAACAGTCACAGAAGTAGATAAGCGTTTAAGTTCGCACGAAGCTGCTTGTGAACAACGCTGGAAAGAAAACTATAGACGTTTAGAATCTATTGAACATGGTATTACCTCACTTAATAAAACCCTTAGAAACACCCTGATATTTGTCCTAACTATATTTTTAGGCGTTACAGGATTTCTACTCCAAGAAGTTATTTATCAAGCCATCTCATAAATTATGCCCTCACAAAAAGAAGTATTAGAAGCCAACGAAGCAGAAGTTATTTTAAATAGCGATGTATTTAAAAAAGCTGTTGCTAACCTCAAAGAAGAATATTTGCAAAAGTGGGAAAACTCCTCTGAAGCTGATAGCAGTTTTAGAGAAGATTTACACAAAGCAATCAGAATTTTGCCTGAAGTAGAGAAACATCTTAGGATTATTATTGAAAAAGGCAGAATAACTAAGACTCAATTAGACAAGATAAGAAGCATAACTAGGTAATAAACCTTGAGCTTTCCTGGTCTTTTAGAGTAAAATTCAAACATTATTTACACTAAGAGGTAAAAACATGGCAACAACGGAAAAACCGACTGCATTAAGAACAAACTTACAACAGGCAGAAGAAGCATTTACTAATTTACTGACTCCTGAAGAAGAAGCACCAGTAGAAGAAAATGTTGAAGCTGTCGAAGAATCTGTAGAAGAAATCGAGGAAGTTACCGAAGAACCAGAAATGGAAGCGGAAGCTACTGAAGAAGTCGAAGAAACAGAAGAAGAATATCTTGAAGAAGATCAAGATGAGTCACAAGAAGATCAAGTAGAGCTTTTGGATGACGAGCAACCTCAACTTTATACCATTAAAGAAAATGGCGTTGAAGTAGAGGTCACACTCGAAGAACTCCAAAACGGCTACAGTCGTCAGCAAGACTATACGCGCAAGACTCAAGAATTGGCTAATCAACGTAAAGAGATTGAAAGCCAACAAGCAGAGTTAAGGCAAAAGGATGACATTTATAAGGATTTGTTACCAAAACTTGAAGCTAATTTAAAAGCTGAGTTAGGTGAAGAACCAGATTGGAAAGCTATATATGACGAAGATCCTATTGCTTATGTTCGTGAAAAAGACATTTGGAACGAAAAACAAAAACGTCTGGAAGCAGCTCAAGCTGAACAGCAAAGAATCAAAGATGAGGAACTTGCTGAACAGCAGAAACAAGTTAAAGAATTTGTTGAGTTTGGCAACCAGCAGTTATTGGAAAAAGTTCCTGAGTGGAAAGATGCCGAAAAAGCTAATTCTGAAAAGATAGCGATTAGGGATTACGCCATAAATGTTTTAGGATTCACGCCACAAGAAATGGATCAAGTTTATGACTATCGCATTTTGTTAGGTTTAAGAAATTCTTGGTTGCATGATAAAACTATCAAAGCAACAAAGAAAAAGCCAACACAGAAAGCACCAGCCAGAGTAGCTAGACCTGGTACTGCCAATCAAGTTAGAAAAACAACTCCTTTGAAAAAGTCAAAACAGAAATTAGCTAAATCTGGAAAAGTCCAAGATGCAGCTAAAGTATTTGAACAATTAATTTAATTTCTAGCGAAAGCTAGAGGAGTATATAAACATGGCTAAAGTCACAAATGCCTTTGATACTTATACTGCGACTGCTGACAGAGAACAATTAAGTGATGTTATTTATAACATCTCTCCTACAGCAACTCCTGTAATGAGTGCCATTGGAAAAAACAATGTAAAAAACGTGCAATTCGATTGGCAAGTAGAATCTTTGCCAACTGCAAGTGCAACTGGGAAACTTGAAGGTTTTGAACTTTCAAGAGCAGCTTCGACTGCTACAACTAGAGTAAGTAACGTCTGTCAAATCTCAAGCAGAGATGCGACTGTTACTGGTTCACAAAACGCTTCTGATGCTGCTGGTAAAAGAAGTGAAATGGCGCACCAATTAGCTCTTATGGCTAAAGCGTTGAAAAGAGATATGGAAGAAGCCTTAACTCAAAACAATGCTAAAAACGCTGGTAACGCTACTACTGTTAGACAAACAGGTGGTTTAGAAACTTGGATCACTACTAACAAGTCTATCGGTACTAATGGTGTTTATGGCGGTAGTGGTGCAGCTACTACTAATGGAACGCAAAGAGCTATAACTGAAACTCTTGTTAAGACTGTTCAACAGTCTTGTTTCACTAATGGTGGTGAGCCTTCATTACTAGTTGTTGGCCCTCACGTGAAATCAGTTGTATCTGGTTTTACTGGTAGAAGTTCAGCTAGACAGTTTGTAGATGCAAACACTATTGAAGCGTCTGTATCTATCTACTCTGGTGATTTTGGAGAACTACAAGTAGTTCCTTCAAACAGAAGTAGAGCTAGAACTGCCTTACTATTAGATCCTGAGTATGCAAAAGTTTCTTATCTTAGAGATTTTGAAACTATTGACATCTCAACTATTGGTGATGCTGAAACTAAAATGATAGTAGTTGAATTCGGTTTAGAAGTGAGCAACGAAGCTGCTCATGGAGCTGTTTACGACTTATCTACATCATAAGTTTAATTAAGGGGGGTGAGTAATCACCCCTCTTTTTTAAGATGGCAAGAAGAACAGTAATAGACACTAGAACAAACTTTGTTAGCGAATTCGCTACAGAAGA